CTGCTAATACGGGTGGCGGGGGCGGGGGCGGGGGTAACGTAAGTGGCGCTGGTGGCTCTGGTATCGTCGTTATCCGTTATGCTGACACCTATCCAGCCGCCAGAACAACAACTGGTTCCCCTGATATAACGGTGTCTGGGGGGTATCGGGTTTATAAGTGGACCGGCTCCGGTTCGATCACATTCTGAGGCAAAAATGGCACATTTCGCGCAATTAGATGAAAACAATATCGTCCTACAGGTTATTGTTATCCACAATAACGAACTGCTGGATAATGGCGTTGAATCTGAGGCAAAGGGAATTGCCTTCTGTCAGACTTTGTTCCCAGGCACTAATTGGGTTCAAACCAGCTATAACGCCAGCATCCGTAAAAATTATGCCGGGATTGGCTTTAGTTACGATGCTGGTAGAGATGCTTTTATCCCACCGCAGCCGTTTCCTTCATGGGTTTTGAATGAGGAAACCTGCCGCTGGGAAGCCCCTATTCCTTATCCGAATGATGGTAAATTCTACCGTTGGGACGAAAATTCTGGTAATTGGGTAGAGATCACTAACTAGCTTTTAAGGGTTTTGTGCCATGGCTGAACCTTACTCAAATAGTGCCAAAACAGTTGGTGATATTCTTTCACTAACAACTGTTGTTGGTACCCTTATGCAGGTTTTGCCATCTATAGCTGCCATTTTTACGATAATTTGGACGGCCATTAGGATTTATGAAACCAAAACCGTGCAGGCATTTTTTAAGCGTGTTAGGGGGTAATATATGTACATGCCCCTTAAACTTCCGCCTGGTTTGTATAAAAATGGCACTCAGTACCAGTCTGCCGGTAGGTGGTATGACGCTAATCTTGTGCGGTGGTATGAAGGCACACTAAGGCCAATCAAGGGTTGGAATAAACGCCAATACCCAACTGGTGGTGGATCATACGCCAATATTCAAGTTAATGGTGTTATGCGGGGAAGCCATACTTGGCGGGCTAATAATGCAAAGGCTTGGCTAAGTGCTGGCGGTGCCAAAAAGTTATATGCAATTGAGGCTTCAGTTGCTCCGATAAATATTACACCATTTCGTGAAACCGGAAGCCTTTCTAATGCCTTCAGCACAACCAATGGCTCTGCTGTTGTTACGGTTGCTGATACAGCGCATGGCGTAAATACTGGCGACACAGTAAAATTTACTAATGGCACAGCCATTGGCGCCAGCGGGATTACGCTTTCTGGCGAATATACCGCCACAAAAATAAATAATAATTCTTATTCTGTTACCCATTCTTCAAACGCCACGGCCACAGTTTCAAATGGTGGTTCTGCTGATTTTGCCTATGAAATCACCATTGGGTATGTCGATAGCACAGCCCAGGTTGGTTATGGCACTTGGGTTTATGGTTTTGGGACGTATGGCACACCAAGGCCCCAGACATCCGCCACTGGTGTTATCGCTGCTTCAACTTGGGCGCTAGATAACTGGGGGGAGTATTTGGTTGCTTGCCGTAGTGATGAAGGCAAGATTTATGAGTGGCAGTTAAATTCAGCCAATAGGGCTGCGCTTATAACAAATGCGCCTACTGGCAATTCATCTATTATTGTAACGGCTGAACGGTTTCTGTTTGCGCTTGGCGCTGGCGGAAACCCTCGCAAAGTTCAGTGGTCTGACCAAGAGGATAACACCACTTGGTCGCCAGCAGCCACAAACCAGGCGGGTGATTTTGAACTAGCCACTTCAGGTAAGTTGTTGTGCGGCGAACGCACCAGATACGGTACGTTGTTGCTGACAACTGTAGATGCTCATATGGCATCATACCAAGGGCCGCCATATGTCTATGGGTTTGAGCGGGTTGGTTATGGGTGTGGTGTTATTAGCGCGCAGGCATCTGTTAGTTTGGATATTGGCGCTGCCTGGATGTCTGAAGGATCATTCTTTTTGTTTGATGGGTCTGTTAAGGCTCTTTCGTGTGATGTTTCAGATTATGTGTTTTCTGACTTTAACTATGGTCAGCAGGCAAAGGTAAACTCCATTCTGAATGTAGAGTTTTTTGAGGTTACTTGGTTTTATCCTTCTAGCGCATCTTCAGAATGCGACAGGTATGTAACTTGGAACTATAAAGAAAACACATGGACTGTTGGGACGCTCGCTAGAACAACCGGTGTTGGCGCTGGCGTATTTGACTATCCAGTGATGTTTGATGCTTCTGGCTACGTTTATGACCATGAAGTTGGTTATAATTACGATGGCGCTACGCCATACGCCGAAACAGGCCCGCTTGAATTAGGGAATGGCGATAGAATAATTGTTGCGCGCCAGTTGTTGCCGGATGAAAAAACGCAAGGGCAGGTTTCTGTTTCATTCAAAACAAGGTTTGCGCCCGAAGGAACCGAAAGCACTTTCGGGCCATATACAATTAGTTCTCAGTATACTTCCGTTCGGTTCAGTGGGCGCCAGGTTAGCTTCAAAGTTACTGGCGCGCAGTTGGCGGATTGGCGGGTAGGCAACTTCCGACTTGAAGGTGTTGCTGGGGGTATGAGATGAGATTGCCCCCGGCTCCGCCTGTTTATTCACAACAAGATGACCAGACTATGCGGGCCATGGTTCAGCAGGCAAACGACCAAAATCATAAGCGGAATCGGGATGTAGAGATTTCGCCAGGCCGATTGATCTTAAAGTCACCAGATGGGGCGCGGTGGAGCATAGAAGTTGATAATTCTGGCGTGGTATCCGCTACGTCATTATGAACCAGTTGGATGCAGAATTTGAGCGGTGTTCTAAGTGGTTGCAGGATGCCTTGGATTACGCTGGTAATACCCATGATCTTTCTGACGTAAAACAAGGCATTACTACCGGCGCATACCAGTTTTGGCCAGCCCCCAGAGGCGCCATTGTTACCGAGATAATAACCTATCCCAAATTCTCCATTCTTCATGCCTGGCTTGTTGGTGGCGTATTGGATCAGATTTTGGATATGATTCCATCATTGGATGCTTTTGGGCGTCATTATGGATGCACTAAATTGACAGGATGTGGGCGTGCTGGATGGGTTCGTGCTTTGAAAAGCTATGGTTTCACAGGTATAATGACCACAGTGTCTAAGGAGATTTCGCCATGAGTAAGGGCGGCGGCAAGACTAGCACAACGTCTGTTCAAAGCGTTGATCCTGAGTTCAAGGAACGCGCCCTTGAAGTTTATGATATGGCGAAAACGGTGGCTGGTCGAGAATACCAGCCAATTATTAGCGAAATTGCGCCAGGGCAGCGGCAAGCTATTTCCAACATTTGGCAAGCTGGCGATCTTTTGCCGGGATATTTGACTGAAGCCCGTGGCGTTACACGAACGGCGATGCCTGATTTTAGCGCTGCTAATGCTGCTTTTTATCGTCCGATGTTTGGGGATGCCCAGGCTATTGCCCAGGGCGCCAGTGCTATGCCTGCTGTTACAGAGGGGCAGGGTATCATACGCGGCACTTCTGCGGTTCCATCCACCACAGAGGCGCAGCAGTTAACGCGGGCTGGCATTAACCCGCAACAATACGCTGAAGCCCAAATGTATGCCCGCCAAGGTGCTGGATACCAGCCTGGCACCATTGCGGGTGGGATGGGGGCTTACACCAATCCGTATGAATCTCAGGTTGTCCAAACTGCGCTTGGGGATATTGAGCGTTCCCGGCAATTGGCGGTCCAGCAGGGAGCGGCGCAGGCTACCAGAGCCAAAGCGTATGGTGGTTCCCGCCAAGCGGTGGCTGAAGCGGAGACTAACCGAGCCGCCTTGGAGCAAGCAGCACGGACAGCGGCTCAATTGCGCGCCGGTGGGTTTGAAACTGCGGGGCGTATGGCGGCGCAAGATGTTGGATATGGTTTGCAGGGCGCCCAGCAACGGTTGGCTGCGGCCCAGCAACTCGGTGCTTTAACGCAAGCTCAGCAAGCTGGTTTGTTTTCTGGTGCTGGGCAGATTGGGCAACTTGGACTTGGTGCCGCGCAATCTGAATTGGCGCGTGGCACGGGCATTGGCCAACTTGGTGTGGCTGGCGCTCAGTCTGAATTGGCGCGCGCTAGTTTGCTTGGCGATTTCCAAAAGGCACAAGCACAAGCTGGATTGCAGGAAGCGGCACAACGCGCCGCCATGGCGCAGGCAACTTCTGGCGCGGCATTGGCGCAAGGCCAGCAACTGGGCAATTTGGCATTAGCGGGGACGCAAGGTGTAATTGGCGCGCAACAAGCGTCCTTTAACGCCCAAGATGCCATTCGGGCCAATGAAGAGGCGCGGCGCGCTGAAGAGTTTGGTTATCCAGAACGCCAGTTGCAAATCTTGCAGCAGGCGCTTGGGTTCTTCCCGAATCCTATTACGCAGACGCAAACACAGCGCCAGACGCTGGGGCCGATGGATGTGATTAGCCGGTTGGGTGGGGCCGGATTGTCAGCCTACACCGGCTATCGGTTGATCCCGTAGGAGTATAGCCAATGTTTGGGCAATTTGGAGACTTCTTTAGTAGGCTTGGCGGGTTGCTTGGGTTTGGTGGAAACCCGCAAATGCCGCCGGCTGGTCCTGAATATTATGCTGAAGGCGCGGCGGCTGGTGCTGCTACCAATCCGCCACAAGCCCCGCGTCCTGATCCATTCGCCCGGTTTACACCAGAACAGCGCCGGCAACTTGGTCTTGGCTACTTGGCTGACGCTGCCATGCAGTTTGGCGGTCGCCAAGGCACCGCCGCTAACGCGCTTATGAATGCGTTTGATACTTCTGCTGGCCGCACTCCAACTCGCCCGGCGGCTGCCCAGCAAGAACCGCAAATGCAGTTTGCGCCGTTGCAGCAACTTCCGCCTGTCACCATGCCGCCTATGCGCCCCATGGCGATCAATATCCCGCGCCGCACGGCGTTGCAGGTTCCTTCTTTGTTGGGGGTTTGACGATGGTTGGATTTCTTGAGCGGCTGTTTGGTGGGGGGCAAGGTATTCCCTCTGAATATTACCCAGGCGGCGAACCGATCCCGCAACAGCCTTTTGATGTTGGGCCACCTGTGCCGCGTCAAAGTTCACAAGGGGGATTTAATACGCTTCTTCCTGAACAGCGCACCATTCTTGGTTTGGCTGCGCTTCAGGATGCTTTTGCTTCATTGGGAGGGCGTCCGGCCCAAGGTTTTGCTAGTGTGGCTCCAATTGTTCAAATGATTGGCGAACAAGGACAACAAGAACGGTATAGGCAAGCAAACCAACAATTGCGCCAGCAATTGTTTGGGGGGCAGGCTGGCGCTGCGCCTACTCTCACTGCGTCGCAGGCTCAAATCGCTGGGCAGGTTGGGCAAGCTGGCCAAATGGGCTTTAGCCCTGCTGGTTTGGCTATCAATACGCGTCTTGAAAGTGGGGGACGTCCTGATGCGCGTAGCACCACATCTTCTGCGCTTGGCCCAAACCAGTTTACTGAAGAGACATTCTTGGATTTTGCTGCGGCAAATCCAAACCTATTCCCGAATATGAGTCGCGAACAAATCTTGCGTGAACGCACATCGCCAGAAATTAGCGGTCTTGCGACACAGTGGTATGCCCGGCGAAACGCAGCAGTTTTGCAGAATGCTGGCCTTCCTGTGACTGACGCAACGCTTGGTTTAGCGCATCAGTTTGATGGCCCTGTTGCTGCGCGTATTCTTCAGGCTGCGCCAGAAACGCCGATTGCAGATATAGTTGGTCCCCGTGCTATGGCCGCTAATAGACAGCAATTGGAAGGCCGTACTGTTGGTGATGTGCGTGAATCCTTTATGCGCGCATATGCTGCTGCGCCACAGCAAGGGGGTCAGCCTGTAGTAGCGCAAGCTTCTGTGGCTGGTGGTATGCCTTCTCAACGGCGCCCCCCAATTAGTATGCAAGAATTTGACATGATTACTAACTTGTTGCGGCCAGGCCCGGCAAATCAAACAATCATTCAGGCGATGATGCGCCAAGCGCCGGCGCCATTAGTGATTGATGGCACAGCTTATGATCCGATTACTTTGCGCCCATTGGTGACAGCACCGCAGCGTCCGGGTGAAAATGAGCGGTTCTATGCTCGTTGGCGGGAACTGTCTGATATTCCTGAAGCCAATCGCACGGCGATTCAGAATCAAGAACTGGAAATGCTTGGTCAGCGGTTGCGAGGTAGCGGAACAAATGTAAATGTGAATACGGAACGTACATTTACTGGCGAACTTGGGCAGCAAGCCGTCAAGGATTTGACGGAAGCCCGCCAAGCCGCAAGGATTGCCCCTACATTGGCACTTCGTGCTGAACGAGTGAACCAGTTGCTGAATAGTGGCGCAATTACTGGTACTGGCGCTAATTTCTTTAGTTCACTTGCGAATGCGCTTACTACGGCTGGCATTATTCCACCTGATGCTGCTGCTAACACACAGATGCTTGGCGCTGAATTGGCTGGTCAGGCGTTGTCTGCTTCTCAACTACTCAAAGGGCCAACTTCTGATCGCGATATTATTTTCTTGCGTGAAGCGTCTGCTGGCAACATTACATTCAATGAGCAAACAATTCGCCGTATTGCTCGCTTGAATGCTGATTTGGCAGAACGGGCCGTCAAAGAATACAATGACATTGTTGGACCACTTCAAGGTCGCGCCAATATTCCGGAAGAAGTTCGGGCAATTTATCGCCCGATGGATTGGCAGGAAGAACTACGCCGCGCCCGTGAATTGGCCGCTAGTTCCGTAGTCAGAACCCAACCCGGTGGCACATCTGCGCCACCGCCTGGCTCTACTATT